GTTTGCAGAACACGACTTCCAGGACTCACTTCATTTATCACATGACTCAAATGCTATTTTGCAATTCCAAGTATGTGCTTCTCACATATGCACAATGCGGAGACCTTGACGAATGGGCTGTCAGCGATCATTTGTCATCACTCGGTGCTGAGTGCATCGTCGCAAGAGAGTTACACCCAACAACTGGAGGAGTTCATCTTCACGTGTTTGTTGACTTCGGCCGGAAGTTCCGTTCTCGACGCGTGGATATTTTCGATGTGGAGGGTAGGCATCCCAACGTTGTCCCTTCTAAGGGAACACCAGAGAAGGGCTATGATTACGCAATCAAAGATGGCGAGGTTGTTGCGGGAGGGCTCGAGCGGCCGCGCGGAGGTCGACCTGGAACGGTTAGTGGACTCGAGGCGATTGCTCACCTGTGCGAGACTCAGGACGAGTTTCTCGACATATACGGAGAGGTGGATACTAGAGGCCTCATCAAGAATTTCGCGAATGTCCGATCCTATGCGAAATGGAGGTATGCTGGAACCCTACCCAAGTATGAGTCACCCTACAGCATTGGAGAGTTCCGTCGAGGAAGTGATGGACGAGATCAATGGTTGGCACAATCTGGTATACGATCTGGAGACTTGGTCGTAAGTAAGTGTTTCCAATGACTAATTTCATATCTTTGACTTGGGTTTTCTGCTAGAGTTAGCCACTCCCGCTCCGGGGGGGCCCCAACCCCTCCCTCTACCGTGTCGCGAACGAGTGTGTTTTTTGGCTTGGTCACTAACATTTGTAGGACCTAAATCGTTGGTTTTATATGGGCCATCACGTACTGGGAAAACGTCTTGGGCTCGTTCCCTCGGTACTCACGTGTATTTTGGAGGGGCGTTTTCAGGAGGTGATGCATTAGCATGTGCTGATGACGTCAAGTATGCTGTTTTTGACGATATGCGTGGTGGTATTCCTTTTTTTCATGGATGGAAGGATTGGTTGGGAGCCCAACAAGAGTTCATGGTCAAAGCGTTGTATCACGATCCGAAGCTTTTCAAGTGGGGTAGACCGTCGATCTGGTGTGCAAATCGAGACCCACGTGAGGAGATGGAAAATCACATGTTTAAAGGCACATTTTGTAGGGGGGATATTGATTGGCTGAACGCAAATTGTATTTTTGTGGAGGTAAACTCCCCTATCTTTCGTGCCAGTATAGAGTAGCTCTAGGATCAAATATAAGGTTTCCATCATCTGCGTCTGCTAGGTACCTTGCTTGAAAGAAATCGACTACGTAATAGTCTCCCATTCCTGGCTTAGCTTCAGTTGACATGCTATCGTAGTTCGAATTCGATCCTTGTTCGAGTGAGTCATACACAAGTGTCTTATTCATTGGGTGGTATCTTCGGTAATTGCGTTGCACACCAGCCTCGTTACCAGACGCTATAGTTACAGTTTTGTCATATTTGATTGTAACCTCCGTGTTATCCGTCTTGGCTGTCATCACGTTGATGTAATCAGCCTGAGTTGGCTGGCCGGGAAGTTGTTGAGCGGCTACCACGGAACAAAGTGTTGAGAAGCCTAAAGTATGCTGAGGGGACCGTGCCCGGAACTTCAGGGGGTTGTTATGTTTGCCGTAATATGACGCAAGGTCATACATGGGTCGGAAGACTCCCGATGAGTCGTTGTAACCGTTACTGAAGAACGGGTCATGGTTGAAATCAATGAGGTCGTCACCCTGAGAGATGGTGAACTGTTCGATGAGGTATTTACTTTTGAAAGTAAAACAGACGCGTCTCCACTGCCAAGGTGCTGCGCCAGTAGTACTGATGGTTATATTCTCGGAAAGACCTTTCATGTAAGGGGTGCCAGTACCCAATTGGGCCATGGCTGAGTTTCCCACGTTGGCTGGTTTTCTACGTGTTGCAATCCAAGGAATACAGTACGTATAGGCAGGAGCGCCTGAGGGGGCTGGGCGTCCGGATCCAAGTATTGCCGGGGACGCGCTAGACGCTATGAGGGGGTCGAGAGTGGGGTTAGTCACAGAAGCATGACATCCCTTTTTTCTTGATCGACGTTGTGGTTGAGGATCGACTTCTTTTGTCATTGGACGTCGACGGCGGTATGTTCTCTTTGTTACCCTCCGTGTGCTGCGGGGTAGTTTTTCCTTGAACCAGACCTTCGCTTTTCTGGCGAATCGCGTACGTCGATTCTTGAAGCGTGGCATCTTGGCGGGAAAGGGGTGGGGGACTTGGCGGGAAAGAGGGGTAGCACTCTCGCGAGTGTGGTATTCCGTGACGGAGGTGGATCCCTGAGCAAATATGCGACATATTTGGGGGGGTCCAAAAAAGGGGGGGGGGAGGCCAGGTATTTATAGTTGGACTGTGTCCGTCTGTTCTGCTATAATATTA